TTAAACATTCATTTTGTATTAAGTATAACAGTGATTTCCTTTATGCATATCCTCCATTTTTCCCGATGATTGCAGATGTCATGCTTATTGACGAATATAAGGACCTTGCAAAAGCCAAAGCAATTAATGATGCTTATAAACTGTTGGTATTGAAGGTACCTACAAAAGATGGACAGATGACTATGGATGATAAGGTTCTTTCTCCTTTCATTCAGACAGCGGTACAAGTCATTCAGGATAATATCGGCGTTCTTCCTTATCCGGGTGATGTGGATTCCGTAGAGTTCTCTTCTACGAATTCGGACGACCGGGATAAGGTGTCAGATGCAACAACCTGGGCTTTTGCAGAAGCCGGTGTGTCTGAAGCATTACTTTCCGGATCTTCTTCTGGTAGCGAATTAAAATTGAGCATCACAAATGATAGTGGCGATGTATTCCGAATCTATAGAAAAATTGAAGACTGGATTTCATTACAGATGAAACTCCGTGGTTTTCTTGATAAAAACTATCGGTTCGTATATCGCCTGTTAGATATTACGACATTTAATTCGCAAGAAGTGATCGACTCTGAGTTAAAACTTGCTCAAGCAAGTATGCCGAATAAACAAAAGCTTGCTGCTGCGATGGGAATGTCCCCGGCATCTTTCATGGGAAATATTTCTATAGAGCAAGTGATGTTCCGTGATGTGTTTGATCTAATGACGCCTTTGAAATCATCTTATACCGAGTCTTCTTCCGATCAGGGAACGGCCGGCAGGAACCAGATTGATGACGGAGATTTAAGCACTAGCGGAGAACGTGCCAGAGAAAACGATACGAATGATCCTGCCAATCGAGTATAAGGAGGTGTCATCGTGCGGTTAATCAATGTATTAAATAAAGAAAAAGCTGATGAATTGAAAGCACTTGGATTTGATTATCAGGAAATCCAAATTGATAGTCAGCCGGTTTATCAGTTTATTGAAAGTAAGGAATTGATCGATGAACTATCTTCCAAATTTGAAGAACGCTCATTTTTCATTTCTCCATATATGAACTTTTGAGAGGAGGTGCGAATTGAAACCTAAGTACTTACGGTATGATACAGAGTTTCGGTTTCAGTTATCTGGATCAGAAGTTTCCTATAATAAGCAGTTTGCTTTAACTGATATTCTGCTCTGCTATCACGGAAAGAATCGAAATTATTCAAAAATCTCTAAAGAAGCAATCAATAATGCTCTTCCAAGTCTATATGGGATTCCGATTGTAGGCGAATTCATTTATAAGGAAGGTGAAGAGGATTTTGGAACTCACGGCGGCAAAATCATTATCGACAGTGAAGGGATTAAGTTTGAACAGACTACCAAACCATATGGTTTTGTTACAAAAGAAGCGGTCGAAAATGCGCAGTGGGTCACAATTACAGAAAAAGATGGACACACCAAACATGAATACCTGCAGCTGAAAGGGTGTATTGTTTGGAAAGAAAGGTATCAGGAAGTTGAGACAATTCTTGACGAGAAGCATCCACAGAGCATGGAGATTGCTATTGATAATGCTCATTATACAGATGATCACTATTTAGAAATTGATGAATTCACATTTTCTGCTGCCTGCATCCTTGGTACTGACGTAGAACCATGTTTCGAGGAAGCATGTATCGGAAGACATTATGAAATGGATTCTTTCAAGCAGGAGTTTCAACATATGCTTGATGAATACAAAAAATATACGAATTCAAAGGAAGGAGTACCACAAATGGAATTAAAGAAATTTGTTGAAGCTCTTTCACAGTGTAAGATTGGTGACACAGATCGTCCGAAATATGGACTTCTGAATGTGACTGACGAGAAAGTAAATGTAATCGATCTGGAAGACTATAAAGCTTATGCGTTCGATTATGCAATTACTTCTGAGGCGGAAACAGAAGAACTGGTTATCAATTTTGATGCAAAAAGTGAAATGAGCTTGGCTGCTTGTGAAAAAATTGAAGCCGATGGATTCAGTGAGTTTGATATGGCTGGAGCGATCCACGAAGCTACAGAGAATGCATTAGCTGATTATGAAGCAAGAATCAAAAAAGAATATGATGAAGCCAATGAAGAACTGGTTGCTCAGTACCGTGCTTTAAATGAACAGTATGGATTAGCTATGAAAGAACTGGAAACATTCAGAGCTGCTGCCGCTGAACAGAAAGAGCAGGAACATAAAGACGCAATCGATGAAGTTGTTGCTGAGTTCTCTAAAAAACTTGGCAAAGTTGCAGATTTCCTGATTTATAAAGCACGTCTTGATTATTCAAAATCTGTTGAAGAAGTTAGAAAAGATTTAACTCTGATGGCTGGCAAATCTATGATGAATAATTCTTCAAAGGGGACTTTCTCTTATACCCCAGTTTCCACAACTTTTTCTAATCACAAAAATACAGACATGACTACAAGCAGATATGGACACCTGCTTGATAAGTATGCCAAATAAGGAGGTAAACAGTAATGGCAAGAAACGGATATATGGTAGTTGAAACTGCGTTTGTTCCTCGCAGTGTTTGCTTTTCTCTTCAGAGTGAATCTGATATTGAGAATGGTGCAATTGTAGGAAAAGGCGATCTTGTTGAAGGCGAAACAAGTGTTTACGAAGCTGAAACTGATTATACAGATGGAATGTATTTAGTTGCAAATCCGGCATGGAACTATGAAACATACAGAGCAACTGATCAGAACGAAGAAAATTATATCAATAAGGCTGGTGTTGCTTTTAGAGCATACCGTCTGGAAAAAGATATGAAATTCAAAGTTTACAACCTTGATCTTGATACACCGTTTGTAGAAGGTGATCATGTCAAATTCGAGAGCGGTAAATATGTAAAAGACGCAGGATCTACTTCTGCTCTGGTGGTTCGCAGAGTAGAGGAAGTTGGATTCCCGTTCTGCATCGGATCTGCTGGAACACAGAATGAAGACTTCGGTTATGCAGTAGGCGAAGTTATGAAGAAATACACAATCGAAGTTGTAAAATAAGGAGGTCTAAGATGGGATACTTAAATGAATTAACAACTTTAATGAATGATAGTCTGTCTAATCGAGTAGCCCTTTTCGCAGACGAGAATCAGGCTAAGTATACTGATCAGGCTGTAAGAGAGGCATTCTTCGAAATTCTTGGACAGGATAAATTAACATGGCAGGCATGGAGAAATCATAAGAACGAAATTTTCACAGTAATGGAAAATGTTTTGACTACGAACCTGCCACAGGCTTGGGAAATGTCTCCTTTCTATCGTCAGTTTGTAGAATATCGTAACGGAGCACTCGGAGAGAAAAACGAGTACGTTATCGATCAGGATGGAATGCTTGTCGCATCCAGATTTTCTGGAAATCACTGGGATACAGAGAGACAGAAATTACAGGGAAAACGCTCTTTCTCTGTACCGACAGAATGGATCTATATTCATGTTTACGATGATTTAGAAAGATTCTTAACTGGTGCAATTGATCTCGCAACTATGATGAGAAACATGCAGAATGCATTCCAGAGAGAAATCGATGGAAGAATTTTCGCAGCTTTCAACGGAATCGGTACCTATCTTCCAGAAGCATTTAAAGAAACAGGTGCTTATGTAAGAGAAACAATGATGGAACTGATCCAGAGAGTACAGACAGCATCTCAGAAAAATGTTGTACTTGCTGGTACAAAAACAGCACTGGCAAATATTGCTGAAGGAATTGATGCTAACTGGATTTCTCAGAGTCAGAAAGAAGAGATGGCTACTACTGGAGCACTCTTAAATCTGACTGGTCTTGGTGTAACTGCGATTGAAATTCCTCAGACATTCATTCGTGGTACATACGATTTCAAAGTAGATAATAAGTCTATCTATGTACTTCCAGATCTGGAAAAACCGATTAAGCTTTACTTTGAAGGAGATACAAGAGCAAGAGACCTGAGTGAGCAGGGTACTCATGACCAGACAGTAGATTCACAGGTTCAGACAAAACTTGGACATGGTGTGATTCTTTCCAGCCTGTTTGGAAAATACACAATCGAATAATGGCATGATTTCAGTAGCGCCGATTGGCGTTCTTTTTTTTGCCTTTTGGCGTTACTGAATATAATAGAATGGAGGAATTATGAGAAATCAAGATAAGTTCTTTTGTTATTCCTTCAAACTCGCTTATTTTATTAAAAGTCAAGGAATTGATTATTTAAATAAGGGCCGGAACCGGAATAATAATCTGACGTATTATGTGTTCCAAAAATCGGCACGCCTTGACGAAATCATTCAACAGTGGAATAAGCTGAAATCAAAGGAGGATTAAGTATGAATTTTGAGGCTATGAGTTTAAGTGAATTAAAGGAATATGCCAAAGAAATCGGTGTAACTGTAGGAAACTGCGGGAAAGAAAAGCTGATTGAAAAAATCAAAGAAAAAGAAGTTGCTAACAGTGTAATGTCTGATGACGATTATGAAGTAGAAAAGGCAGAGGACACTACTCCTACTGCTTCTTCTCTTATAGAATCTATTTCTCAGGCAATCGATGAATTAGATGATTCTGTTGACGATGACGTACAAATTGGTGACGTCGGCCTGTCCTTGGATGATATCATTCCAGTCAAATCGATCACATTTGGAGGGTTGACTTACCGGGCAAGAAGCACGAATGCAATCTTCCGCTGGAATCAGATTGGGTCTATTGAATATATGACAGTCGCAGAGCTAAATGAAATGAATAACTACAAACGTAGTTATCTGAATAAACCGCTTGTCATTCTGCTGGATGAACGTGCAATTCAGAAGTTCCGGCTTCAGCATGTCTATGAAAACGTTGCAAAGATTAATAATTTAAAAGAACTTTTCAAGAAAGATGCGGATGAAATTAAGAGTACAATCAAATTTGCGCTAGATGTAAATATGAGGGATATTCTTATTTCTAAAACCCGGCAGATGATTAAAGCTGGAACTTTGACAAATATCAATGTCATTCATTTACTTGAGAAGGAACTTCAGTTCGATCTTTCTGAAGCCATTTAAAAAAGGTGGTGATAATCTTGGATAAGAACACTACATATAAAAATCTCTGTGATAGCGTCTTCTCGAAGATCAGAGATTACGGGTTCGCTGGGATTGATGAAGATGAAGCATATGACATTATTCAAGATTATTTGAAGCCAGCGATTCTAATGTTTTCCGGATGCAGTCAAGATTTAGATGACCGGGACGACTTATTAAAGACGTTCAACTTTCAACTGACTGACCGGAATTTCGAAATTCTATCGAATTATATGGCGATCTGCTATCTTGATTCTAACTTTATCAGAACAGGTGAAATGTTGCAGGCCCATATTTCTTCAACTGATTTTCACAAATATGATAATAAGGATGTACTTGGAAAAGTAAAAGAGGTACGTGAAATGTACAAAAAAGAAAATGATCAGCTTATGATTAATTTGTCCTATCCGAAATCTCCTATCTTCGATTCCGTCTTAAAAAGGGGCCGATAATATGAGTGGATTTAGTAGAATGAAAACCCGTCTTTCTGCTCACGGAGCCAATATGCGGGATAT